TCACCGGAGACCCTTGCATTGCCGGAGACCCTTGCATTGCCGGAGACCTCTGCATTGCCGGAGACCTCTGCATTGCCGTAGACCCATGCATCGCCGGAGGACTGTTCAAGGTTTTCCTCTTTCTCAATCCACCCACCAGTTTCTCCCTCTTCTACATCTCCAAATGATATAAGCGCCTTGATACGGAAAAGCTTCTTTCCAAAGATGTTGATTTTTGACTCTGCTGTCAGTTCGAATTTTTTCATTGATTGGTTTTCCTCCTTGTATTTTCCTTGATGTAAGCATCAACTTCGCTCATATATTTACTCCTTTCATTATTGCTTCAATTCTTACCACCCTAGCACTAAACGGATTAAAACTGTTGTCACACTTGCTACAATTGCTGGAATCACATATTCCATAATCGGATGGCGTTTCATATTTTTTACCTCCTTACTTTGCTTTTATCTCTTAATACGATTTTTATTCAACCTATTGTATTTCCTTTCCCCTCTACCTATAATGCATTTACAGGCACCGACATGCCGAGTATAACGAAAGGGGAATTATATGGTTGAAACAATTACACGACTGTATCATTGCCACAAGATTCACAAACACGTGACTGTTTATGAAGAGTATGAGGTTTCTGATAGCGGTCGCCACCTACTGCGGTGCTCATGTCCATATCATCAATACACGGAAATGAAGCCGCGCTGTGATGGGTATAATGACCATGGTTTTCAATGTGGTTATGCAAAAAATCAATAACCAGGCTCACTAACTCATCTGGTCGCTCACTTGGCGATAGGTAACAGTAAAGCCGAAGGTCACATTTGCAACAGTCTCCACCAGATTCTTTGCAGTGCTGACTGACGGCTTTATTAAATTGTAATGCGTCCATTTATGCTCCTTTCTAATTCAATTTAATTGAAGTTATTTGGCACAAAAATAAAGTCCATAGGAATTCCAGAAAGCTCACTCATTTTTCTGAGCTGTGATAATGTCGGCTCTGTTTTTCCTTTTTCCCAATTAACTACAGTTGCATTGGAAATACCGAATATTTCAGCCCATTCTTTCTGATTACATCCTGCGTTTACTCGAACAGCTTCTAATGAAATTTTTGGCATTTGCTCATCTCCTTTCTTAACTTCTGAGCTTATTATAATTCAACTGTATTGAATTGTCAACACCAAAATTCAAAATAATTGAATTAACTATTGAATTTTTTATAAATATGATGTACAATACAAAATGTAAGGAGGAAAAGAATCATGACAACCATGACAACTGAAGAACAGAAAAAGATCTTCTCGAATAACCTTAATAAGTACATTTCAAGAAGTGGGAAACAGCAAAAGGAAATCGCTGAAGCCATTGGAACAAACGCATCTACATTTAATATGTGGTGCAAAGGTAATTCGATGCCAGGAACCGGAAAGATTAGAGCCTTAGCCGATTATTTCCGAATAAGAATGTCAGATTTGACAGATTTAAAAGAGAATCAAGACCCTGATATTGAATTTGGAGATGTAGTTACAAAAATCGAGCAGTCAGACCCTCGTTTCAAAAGAATAATTCTTGAATACGATAACCTGCCGCCCGATAAAAAAGATTTGTTATGTGATTTTTTTGAGAAGTTTATTTTCTAAAACGCAAGGGTAGGAATCATTTTCCTGCCCTTTCTTCCTTATAAGCCCTTTTTACGCATCCGTAAATAAATTTTATCATTGATTCATTATGTATTTTCTGTATCATCTCAATAATCTCTTTCTTATAATCCATAAATAACCCTCCCTGTCACAACTACCACCTACACTACAGTATATGTCCGGCCGTGGGAAATAGAACCGAACATTAGTTCGTTTTGCTATTATACCATCTATTCCGACTCTTGGCAACTGCCAATGATATACATGAACTCTCACTATTTTATAGAAAAAAACATTTCTTTTTCATCTAAATCACTCTATTTCGTTCTAAATCTTTACAATATGCTCTTAAAATGATAAAATAAAAATACCACGAATAACCGTACTTTACATAATATTGCAAAATCAGCGGTACAAAATACATAATCCGCATAAAAAGTGCGAAGCGTGGCGAATAAAACTATTAGGAGGAGCAATTCTATGAGCAAGAAAAAAAGTGGAAAACTTAAATGGGTAGTTTTAGCAGTCGTCGCCGTTGGTGTTATTGGTGCCGTTGGTGGAAATTCGGATTCAAGCACCACATCTTCTTCCGGCACATCCGCAAAGACAGAATCTGCAAAAGAAGTTGATACACCTGCGCCAATTGAATACACATCCGTATCGGTCAATGATATGATGTCTGATCTTGACAGTAATGCAATGGGTGCATCTGATAAATACAAAGGTAAATATCTTGAGATCACCGGAAAACTCAGCAACATTGATGCAGCCGGAAAATATATTGATCTTATGGCTGATGGAGATTTTGAGATTATTGGAGTCCAGTGTTACATCAAAAACGACGACCAAAAATCCAAAATAGCATCCATGTCAAAGGGAGACACCGTTACTTTAAAAGGAAAATGCACAGACGTTGGAGAAGTTCTTGGATATTCTCTTGATATTGAAGAAATAGAATAAAATAAAAACCGCCCCGGCATTGGCGTACCGGGACGGCGTTTATACATCTCCGAAGAAATGTAATATTCTGGCAAACATATTGTATCATCTTCGGAGCAGTCGAACAAGACAGAAAATTTGTTCGGCTGTTATTTTTATACCTAAAAGCAGCTACATAAAGAAAAGAGGAATAAAAATGGCGAAGAAAAGAAAGAAATATCCAAAATTGCCGAATAACTTCGGCTCTATCCGGTATCTTGGCAAGAATCGGAGAAACTGCTTCGCAGTGCATCCACCGGCTACACCGGATGATACTGGCAAACTAAAACGTCCGCCGGCGATCTGCTACGTGGATGACTGGATAAAAGGCTTTACTGTCCTGACAGCTTACAAAGCCGGCACGTATCAACCAGGCATGGAGCGGACTCTTGAGGTATCCCCTACAACCGACATAGATACTCTTATAAGCCGCTTAATTGCCGACTACAATACAATCAAGGGCGTAGAGGATAAGCACCCGGAAATCAAGAAATTGACGTTCTCAGAGGTATATAAACAGTTTTATGCGTGGAAGTTCCCAGAAAGGACAAAACTGTCACGCAGTTCAAAGGAAGCGTATCGGACAGCTTATACAAACTGCACCGTTCTGCACAATCGCATATTCGAAGATTTAAAGGCTCCTGATATGCAAAAGGTTATTGATGATTGTAAGCTGAAAAAGCAAAGCCAGATGGCTATTTTGACTCTGTTCAAGCAGATGTACAAATATGCAGTCTACTCAGAAATCGTAACGGAAAACAAGGCGTTATATGTCCATGTCAATGCTGATAATGACACCGAACATGGAACGCCATTTTCTGATCAGGAGATGCAGGTACTGTGGAATAATACCGACGATCCAGAAGTACAGCTCATTCTTATCATGTGCTATTCTGGCTGGAGAATTGGGGAAGTGTTAAAACTTACAACCAACCTAGAAGAGAAGTACTTTCAAGGTGGAATCAAAACAAAAGCCGGTAAAAACAGAATTGTTCCGATACATTCTGCTATATACCGTTTTGTCGAACAGAAAGTACTGACACAAGATGGTAAACTATGCGTATATACTCAGCAACACCACAGAAAAGCATTATTCTATCCTACACTGGAACGATTAAAAATAGTCGGCGATCCGAAACACACACCACACGACTGTCGACACACCTTTTCCGCACTGTGTGAAAAATATGGCGTCCGTGAGAATGACCGAAAACGAATGCTCGGCCACTCCTTTGGCGGAGATGTTACAAATGCTGTGTACGGCCACAGGACGCTGGAAGAACTTCGGACAGAAATAGAAAAGATAAAAGTTCCATTTGTGACTAACTGTGACTAACGGAACCCATTTTAATCTTTCTAAAACAACCGAAATATCATTATCGAAATGCCGGAAACCCTATTAAAATCAACGTTTTTAGCGATTTTGCAAGGATTTCCCACATTTCATTTTCATTATTCTAATTTTATTAATTGCGACCAACAAATAGAATTTAGAAAATTGCGCAAATGCCTGTAAATACAGTGTTTTTGCCACTATTATATTAGGAAACAATATTTTTATTTGTGACTAACGTGTGACTAACGATAACAGTCTAAAATTTCCGAAATGATACTAAATATGTTCATAAATAAAACTCCCGGGGAATTAACCCCGGGAAAATCATTTAGAAATATCCGTAATTCTGGTGAATGTTCCTTTTGGAATAAATTCAAAAACAAACCCTTCTGTCGGATGTGGGATGCGGATGAAATACCATTTCAGCCCCGAACTGTCTGTTTCTGTGTACTTCATTACCTCTACAACTGCACCTTTTTTCAGTTTTGGGAACATCTTTGACGGGCTGTTTTTGTTTGATTTTGTATAACATTTTGTGTCTTTTTTAATCTGCGCAATGTAGGCTCTAGTGTTCTGCTTTTTGGCCGTATCTGAAACTGGTGTTGCATTCTTCACTAAGTTATAGTTTGGAGTGCAGAATTTTGTTCCGGGAAGGTTGCTGTTATAGTAACTTTTTTGGCATACACCACCGCCATTTGCGATAATTGCAGAGTCACTAGAAGTGTTTCCTTCGACTGTCCAGAACCGATCTCCTGATACCTTTGTTATGATTCCAGTGTGTGTAAATGTGCCATTTCGATAAAAAATAACAATATCTCCAACTTTTGGATTGCTGTTCAAAGTAAACAAATCTGCCATTGTCGGGCAGTAAACGTATGGCCAGTGTTTTAAAAGCTTCTTTGCTGTGTCTAAGCCGAATGCTTTCATCATGCACCACGAAACAAACGCTGCGCACCATGGCTGTCCTTGGTAATCCGGTTTAATATCTCGCCAGTATTTTGTGTAATTATTTTCTCCGGCATTTGCTGTCTTACTATCAAGCTGACTATTACTTGCCTTTTCAAGATATCCGGTTTCATTCTTTGCGATCTGGATTAATTTATCAATTGCGTTCATGCCTGTTTCCTCGCTTTCTGGAAAATATGTCTTTAATGCGTTATAAACAAATCTCTGCCTGTCCTTATATGTTCCTACCTGATTCCCTGTGTCCGTCTGGCAGGCTGTATAGAGATTATCGAGCGTATATGGTTTCTGAGTCTTTGCCAAAATTCTCGTTACCGCCCCTTGTCCGCCTTGGTGCCTAAAGTTCACACACATAGCTTGCGCTCTAGCATCCGTAACGCCCTGCTTAAGGGCTTCGTCTGCGTAGGTGGCTAATTGTTCATCCATAAGGCTATCTTGGCATTTAACGCCTAAATCGGACGAAATAAGAGCAACTATAGCATCTGCGAGCTGTGATACCCTGGAAATATTAAAACATTCCCAGTTTGCGGTCTGGACCTGCTCCAAAAGTCTGACCTTGTCTATCTTCTCCCACTGTTCCGGGTCAGCATCGTAAATTCGTTCCAGAAGTGTTTTTGCTTCGATTCCGTACCACTGACCTGCCCCGATTGTAATTGCGTGTTCTTCAGAAGAATTGGTGTAGGCTTCCGTAAAGTCCGAATAATCCTCTTGTCCGTAAACCTGTCCGCCGGTTTCGACTGCATAGATAATCTTCCTGAGAACTGTTTTTTGTTCGTTTGTCATATCGTGTTGCTCCTTTCTGCTATTTCAACTCACAGCCTCATGAAGAGGCTGACTACGGTCAGAGTTGAAATTTTGAGGTTATTTTGGCAAATAAAGGCTTATTTGGATTTTTCTGGAAAATACGTTCCACTACACTTAGCTGATGAGGAAGAAAGGGCGCGCCCCGAAAGAAGCAGACGCATTGTAACCGTCCACAATACCATAGCCGTTAACATCGCAGAAAAACGTAGAGGATCGAACCGCCCGGAGCCAGTACCATACTCTGCAAGATGAAATGAGAGAGTGATTATGTTTGAATGCTGCTAACTGAGACTTATTTGCACCAGTATCGAAACCATTCTGAGTAGCCTGTGACCAAGCCCTTGTTCCATAAACCATCTCTTCATTCATAAGATCAATCTGTCTTGAATACCAAGTCCATCCGCTAGAAATACCATTAGATACAGTGTTAACTAATAGATTTCTATAAGTGACAATATGTGCTTCACCAAAGTCTGCCTTAATCTTTGCAAGTGCCTGATTAAGACCAGAAATATACATCTTGGAGCCTACATATCCACCCTCTGTAGTGTTTGTGTCATTCATCACATGGTTATACATTGGCGCATCAGGAACAACTAAGATATGATGAGTTTCTAAAGATGTATCGCCAGTCTTGTATAAATAATCCAAATCCATAAATCTATATGTAGTTCCATTGATTACAAGATAGTCACCACAATATAAATCTTTAAATGTACCATTTTTAATGTTGGTAGACATTTCCGCAGTAAACTGTGTGCCTAAATTCTTGCCACGGTAAATAGAATTATGAGCAGCTGCATTGTCATAGCCAACAATGTCATTAAGTTCATTAATCGCCCCTAAAATTGTCTTGTTTTGTGTCTGCAAATTTTCAAATACTTTGTTTGCAATCTTTCCTATAATCCAATCTGACAGTGCCGACAAACCAAGACGCTTGTTTGCCTTACCTGCGGTATCAAGAATCATCATCTCATCTTTGTCCGCAGGGTCTGTTTTTATCGTGTAATCTGTCCATTTTGGCATGACTGTTTCCTCCTTATGCTAAATATTTGTCCCGGATATATTTTTTGACCGCATCAAGATGAGCCTGTACATCGTCATTCATCACGAGAAAATTGCCTTTATTGTTCTGACTGACAACTTCTCCTGTTTCCTCGTTTACCTCAGAATAGGTGTAAGCAATGCGGCTTCCCTCTCCGGTGCTAAGATTCATAAAACTTGTTAAAATTTTTTTCATGATATTTTCCCCATTTCGTCAATAATTTTTTCCCTGTTATTAAGAAGTTCTTTTTCATAATCTGGTTCTGATACTTCAAGGCTTTCACTGTAGTCTGGTTCTGGCATGTCTGTGTCTATTGCCCTGTCGTAGGCTGTTTCGCTTGCGTCAGCAAAACGCATGTGTTCATAGTCAGCCTGCCGCGCTTTGATTTCAAATGCAAATTTAAGCCCCGGAGTACCTTTTACAGTGAAATATGTCTGCTCTTTTTTATCTACCCAACAATCTCCATCTCCTTCCTTTTGTAAAAACACATAATATTCAATCCTTACATTGGTAGATTCTTGGAATATATCATCTATGTCTATCAGGCATGTGCCGTCTTCCGATACGGATGCTTCTCCGATGTCTCCGAACATGGGGGACGCCATTTCATAACAATAAAATGCCTGCGTACCATAGTTTTTTGTTGGAAGGATTCTTTTCTTTGTTCCTCGGACACTTAAATCTGCAAGGTCTGTTCCCGTTCCGATGCTATAGAAATGGCCACTGGCTTCTATATGTGTACCTGCTGTAACTTTTTTTGATGCCGAAACGCTGTCTGCCGAAACGCTTTTATTAAACGAGGCTGAGCTTGCATGTACGGTTCCTGTATAAAGATTGATTCCTCTAATACGCGTTCCATACAATGTCCCGTACCCCGGTACATATATTCCCGTATTCGTCTCTGAATAGATCTCTCCAGCTGAAGCGTCTAGCGTTACTTCTCCATACGTGCCACTTGCTGAAAGTTTCCTATATCCAACTTCCCATCCAGCCAGATACCCGGTGTCAATATACGAGGCATTCAGATACACCTTGTTGTCATAAAGATATAATCCCTGTGTTTCCCCGTTGTTGGTTAGTTTATTAAAGATTTCCAACTGAGTCATATCTGACGCGTCTTTGCCATCATCGCCTTTTTCTCCATATACACCGATAACATGTGGAGTAGTGTTCACACTCGTTCCGTCCGTGTATGTGGTTGTCTGATAATTCCACAAATATCTTTTAGATGATGTTGGTGTCTGCACGGATTCCGTCCAACCTGATGTGGATGTTGTCACACCTGATGAACTTGAAGAAGCAAGGTAATGTTGTGCAATTACAGATACGCCGTTTCCAGTATCGCCTTTTATCTTCGTCCAGCTGTAATTACTTGGATTTGTAGAATCATTCTCTTTAAAATCGGTATACTGCCCGATGTAAGTCTTGCCTGCGCTATCAGACACTGAGAAACCTGTTTTTCCGTCAGAACTGGTCGCATAAGCAATATGGAGATAAGATGTTTGCCCGTTATCTCCATTTGTTCCAGGGATTCCTTGCGCCCCGTCCTTGCCTTCAAATCGACTCCATGTGTATTTGCCAGGGTCGTCGCTATCCGCTTCTGTATAGTCCACATAAGTGCCAATATAGGTACTTGGCGTTTCACTCATCTGACTGGAAGAAGTCGGGTTCGCAACAGAACTATATTTGATATGAAAATAAGATGTCTTTCCGTCCTGACCGTCTTTTCCGCTTATTCCGTCTTTTCCATTTATTCCCTGAATACCCTGTAATCCCTGAATACCCTGTTTCTGTTTTGCAATTGTAAACTGTTTCTCAACAGAGAGGTTATTATAAGAAACTGACACGGTAATAATTCCTGTATCGGATGAAAGTGCCGTTACTGTATATGTTGCTCCTGATTTTGAACCCGTAACCCCGCTTCCGGCAGTAAACGTTATAGTTGCGCTGTTTGTAACATTCTCATCGCCATACAACGCCGCCACCGTCGTTTTACACTCAGGGAATGCCGTGTAATTGCCTTCCGCATCCGTTGGAATACCCTGATACTCATTCGATAATGTTACATTTAGAGTCTTATATTTCTTCGCTTCTTCCGTAGCCGCATCCGTGGCAATATCGGATACGCTCTTGCCCTGCAAAGAAAATTCGGTGGCAAGAATATGAACTTTCCCGTTATCATCAATGTATAAGGTTGTTTGGTCGTCCTTATCAATAACCTTTATGCCTTTGGCATTGATAAATTTGCCCGCTAAAAGTCCTGCAAGGATGTAATTTGCATTGATATACAGTTTCTTGTCCTGTATATAAATCCCCTGGTCTTCACCACCGTTTGTCAGCTTATTAAATACCTCATCCTGACCAAGGCTTGTATCATACTCCTTAACCGCATTATCAATGTCAGTTTTGTCCACATATTTGAAATCAATCCAGTCAGTGTCAGTGAATGCACCGTCCGCTCGGCTTCTGACTGCTGTTTTGATAGAAGCTTCACCATTTGCCTTTGATGTAACCCAGAAATCTCCCATGTTGTATGGTGGCTTGGGTTGTTCAAAATAGACTGCCGCTTTCCCGTCAATCTTATCAAACAGATAATCTGGTGCTTTCTGCTCGACCCATTCACTGCCATCCCACCGCCAGCGCGTGTTAGCGTTATTGGCGGTATTCTGCCAAAGGTCTCCTTTGTGGATGTATTTACCTTTTTCCCAGACAATTAAAATCTCATTTCCGCCTACGTCCAGAATGGAATTACCGTCAACATCTGTCCACGGAATCTCTTCTGTTTCTGTCCATTCAAGCGCCGGGTCTGTATCCTGACTCCAGGTCTGAATCTTACCGTCAAGTTGCTCTTGGAGACTTTCAATCGTATCCGCAAAAACACCCTTGATAAATTTTGTGATTGCAGAATCATCTGTATATTTAGATGCTCTCACCCAGTCATCGGCGTCATAGCTTGCACCCTCCGCCTTTGCTTTTTGACATTTGAGAATGTCCCCGGTCTTTCCCTGAACCCATAAATCGTCAATATCGTAAGGGGGCACTGGTTCCGTTCCAAATATTCTTTTCTTTGCATTTGCCGTACTTTGTGCCTGCGCCGCATCAGCCAGAGCTTTGACCACCGCAGTGTCTTTTACATAGTCCCATTTGTATTTACCATTAATCTTTGCATATCTGTAAGCCTGTCCACCATATTCTTCGTTGTTTACGATATAAAACAGGTCACCTAAGTGCTTTTCTTTAGTTGTATCATCCGTCCAAGTGGATGCCGGTTCGTTATTACCATCAGGAACATAGTCTCCAAAGAATGCTTCTATCTGTCCGTCAATCTGCTCCTGAAGAACCTTAATCTGTGGAGAATACACTTCTGTAATAAACTTCTCAACCTCGGCATTTGCCACGTTCTCTGGCGTTTTCCCTTTAATTCTAAGCTCTGTGGCATTAAGATTGACAGCCCCTGTCTCTGCATCAATGCGGAATGTAATGTTCCCGTCATTGTCTTTTGCCGTGAATCCTCTTGTATTGATCCAATCCGACTGTATACCGATAGCATACAGAATGTTCAGCACTGCATCGCCGTTGCTGTCAAATCCGGCTTTCCAAGTCTGCCCTCCGTCTACTGACAAGAAGAATCCATCAGCACCCGTCTTGTAGATTACTTTAGAATCAGCAAGTGTAGGTTTGTCGTGACGGTATGATATCGTGGATCCATCTGACTGGATTTCTTCTGTATAGTAGAAGCCGAGAGTGTTGGCTGCCAGTTCGTTCATCTGCTTTAGCTTTGCATCATAGGCAGTAATCTTTTTCTCGGTGTCTTTCTTTACATTGTCGACCTCGACCTGCATGCTGTCTGGATAGTCAGCATTGATGTCTTCCATGCTCTTTGCATTACAAGAGAAGCTTGTACTGCCAGAGAATGCAAAGTCTACATCTGTCAGATATGAATAGTAAATATTGCCTTTAATGTCGGAAAATGTAATTCTATCTCCAAATGTGGCGTATCCGATCGCTGCGCTGTCGCAAGAGAATGGTCTCAATCTCATACCGACAAGCTCTTTTCCGATCAGGTCAACACCCGTCTGTTCATTGCCACTCAGAAGCTTGTTATCAATCGTGATGACATATCCGTCTGTACCGTACTTGTATTCTGTCTCATTATCTGTATACTTGACCCCAGTAACAACTACATCGTCAACATCATAGGTAAGGTTATTGATAAAATTTGGCTTAAATCCTTTTCGTTCGAGAACTGTCTCGATCTCGTTACTTCCAACGTCAAGGATAGTGTTTCCATTAATGTCGTACCATGGAACTGTTTCTAATGTAATAGTATCCGTATTATCGTCAAAAGTGATAATTCGTAAATTATCGTTTTCGTCAATGCGAGCGTTGCCACCTGCCAAAGCTGCAACCATACCAATTACTGCTCTAAAAGTGGTGTTCTCGGGCTTCTTCTGCACCTGATAGTCTGCGTTTTTAAATGTTGCGTCACCTAACACAATCCCGGTCTGCTGACAGGCATCTTCTAAAACCTCTCTGACAGAGCATGGGAAAACAAGGTTTGTATTGTAGCCTGTCTCTGCCTTGCTCATATAGTCTAGCAAAGTGAGATTAATCTCATCAGACGTGGCAGGTTTTTTTGATACAATGAATGTGCCGCGGCGAATGGTTTCTAATCTATCAGATAGTTGCAAATTTAAAAATAGGGTGAACTGTGCCCCGGCAAAGTTGTAGTCAGAGAACCTATCATCATCATTGACCAGTGCCAATGTTGCCGTCTTTTCAATGGCTACACCTACCGGGAAATCCCCAGAATCAGAAGAATCTACAATTCCGTTTCCACCAAGGTAGAAATCTTCTTTTTCCAGGTTTAAAGTTGTCCCATCACGCAGCACCGCATTCGCCGTAACATAATAGTTGCTATTTAAGAGAGATTCTGTCTTTAACTGATTTGTAACATTAATCATACCGGTCGAATGCTCCTTACATTAATAGTTAATCCTGTCCATCGTTCCTCATTATCCTTGAGTGTTTGCGCTGCCATGTTGAAATTAGATGCATAGAACGTTTTGTCAATCCATTCGCCAGGTGTCCGAGGGTCTTTATGATGAAAAGTGAACTGGCTTTTATTAATCATAGAGTTGAGAATCGTTGCAATCTCTCCCCATTTAAGCTCACCCCATTCCATGTCATATCCGGCAATGGTTCCCATTGGCGTGTTGTGCATAACTAAATCCTGACTCCTTTTGGAACTTTCTGTGGATGTAGTTGCGAACACTGGCTTGTATGTGTCAGGGGCCTTTATAGTGACCCCGTCAATCTTAAACTGCTCCTGTGCCATTTACACACCTCCTAACAAGAATGGATTCTGACCGCCGTTTCTGCGTCTCCTAAGTTCCGCTTCATCAATGATAATGTCTAACAGTTTTCTGCCAGATGCATTTACTGTTACGTTATAAGTATTTCCACTATTATTGCCTTTTCCAGATTCTTCCCGGACGATCTGTCGCAGTAAGTTTTCCGGCGCTTCCAGGTTATTGCCTTTTTTCTGATCACCTAGTACTGCGAGGAATTCTGACCTTGGTGGAATAACTGCACCACTGGCCAGATATGGGATAGTTCCGATACGTGGAAATGTTGCATGAAATCCGATAGTCTTTGAGCCAAACGGTGTTGGAACAGTCCAAGGTCCAAAGGAAAATGCAGATTCAATTCCACCAATTGCATTATTAATCATCCCAACTGCATTATTAACAATGCTGATTGCCTGATTAATCGGAGCTTTAATAAAATCCACAATGCCTTCAAATGCAGATCTGACTGCATCTCTGGCGGCATTAAACTTATTGATGATAGCATTTTTTATCGCTTCTACTTTATTAGATACGAACGTAGCTACGTTTTCCCATGTTTTTGATGTCTTGTTCTTTACGCTGTCCCATACGCCTACAACTTTAGTTTTAATTGCATTAAATACTGTGCTGGCTGTGGATTTAAGAGAGTTCCAAAGACCAGAAAGGGTCTTTTTAATTGCGTTCCAAGTAGTAGATGTTGATGTTTTAATAATATTCCAAACATTAGCTATCTTTTCTTTCAAATTGCTTAATGTACGTGTTGCTGATTCTGACAATTCACGAGTCTTTTCAACAACCCAGTCTTTTAATTTTGTTGCTGCCGCGCATATTTCATCCCAGTTTTTGTACAGCAAAACTCCGATTGCTATAGCAGCACCGACTGCGATCGCGAAAATCCCGCCAGTACCGATTGCTGTCGCAATGGCCTTGATTCCACCCATGATCCCGCCAGTACCAGTCATTAACGCGATAAGTCCTTTTGCGGCTGTAGCTATTCCAGATACACTTTTGATAACTCCCGATGCTAATTCTGCAATCTTTGCTGCCGCGAACGCTCCGATTAGGGCTGCACCGAACGCTTCAACAATCGACTGATGATCAGCAAGAAAAGTTGCTACTTTTGCGACTAAATTAATCACTGTCGGAAGTCCTACCTCAATAACCCATTTCAACATCGGAAGAACGATGTTATTGTAAATCCATTCAAGAACATTTCCAATGGATTCCAGTATTGGTGCAAATGCACTTGTCAGATTACTGATAGATTCCAGTAGTGGATAGAAATTAAGGTTTGCCGCCCATGTTGCCGTATCTGCAGCAATTCTCTCAACAAACTGCATAACTACCACAAGAGCATCTGCAATGTTCTGTATGATCTGTGTCCCTACGCTGTTCTTATTCCATGCATCGGCAAAACCGGATGCAATATTCCCAATAGTTTTAAGCACGTTCTGAGCAATCCTTAGCATGGTTGTAAGCATTGTCGTACCTGTACCGTTCGTCCAGACTTCCATGAGACTCCTGCCTACACTCTTAGCAAGCTTCGCAATTCCAGATAGAGCAATCTGTGCCGCATCAATAGTATTCTTACCCTCTTTTTTCCAAGCGTCCTGAAATGGCTTCCAGAGCTTTTTAAGGAGCTTCGCGAGCTTTTCAGCTGATTTGCTAATTTTGTCAAGGACTGTCTCGCCTTCTGCAACCTTTCCGTAATCAACATTTTGTACAGCATCTTTCATCTGATCTGCAAGTCCGCCGGTTGTGCCCGGTACTTTTGGCGATGAATCTGCACTTTTATCCGTTGAGTAATTATTTATTTCGTCAAGAGGACTAAGATATCCTTTTGCCGCCTTAGTGGCTTTCTTAGTTGCGTCTGCTGTATCATTTGTTGCATCTGCCAGCTTTTCGGCATTGTCGGCAGCATTTCCATATTGGTCTGCCGTATCAGCTATTGCATCTGTTCCGACAAGACCTGCGCCACTTGCACCTGTCTGACCAGAAGATTTTTTCCCGGTGATTAACTCCGTAAATGACTTGAAGGCATTCGCCAGAGTTGCCAGTTTGCCCAGTAAAATATTAATAACTCTCAAAACGGGAGTGAAGAGATTGATTAATCCCTGTCCGACTGTTGCCTTGAGAGATTGTAACTGCAGCTGCATCACTCGCACTTGGTTCGCCCATGAGTCAGATGTTCGAATGAAATCACCAGATGCGGCAGATAGCTGTTTCTGCACAAAAGCCAAACGAAGAGCCACTTTCTCCTGTTCTGTCATTTCAGATGTGGTTTTGCCGTAGCCGTTTGCAAGTGCGTACTGGTCAAGTGCCGACTGAGTCATTACCACGCCGAGGTCCTTGAGTGTTTCCGTTTCACCTGTAAACACTGATTTCAGTTTGATATAGGCTAAGTCCTGACTGATGTTGTAAAATGATGCTACGTCACCAGTCAGCTGTGTCAGAGCTGTTGACATGTCGTAAGCCTGTGCTTCGGAGAAACCGAACGACTTAGACATTGCTCCGAACGTTCCGACATACTGTTTTGCCATGGTTTCTGACAGTCCGGCAGAGGTCATAGCATTCTTTGCAAATTCGTTTACCTTGTCCGACATGGTTGTGAATGTAACATCGACCACGTTCTGCACTTCGGCAAGGTTAGAGCCGAGTTCTACGCATTCCTTACCGAACTGCGTCAGTTTTCCAATCGCAAATGCTCCGCCAATCAGTACGCCTATTTTTTTTACTACGCTGCCAAGTCCGTTAAAAGACTGCCTGATTGCTGATACGCCGTTTTGCACGCCTGATGTGTCCATTCTGGTATCAATAATGACTGAGCCATCAGCAGCCATGTGTCCACCTCCTAACTATTTGAGGTTCAACATCTCATTCAGCTTATCTTTATAAGCTTGCTCTTCTTCGCTGAGACGTGTTTTTATATCAATAATGTTCTTGTTTTCCTGATAGAATTTCTTTTCCCATTTATCAAGTTTTTCACCCTTTGCTTTTTTTGACCGGATTCCAACTACGGTATTAAAAAGGCACTCGCCAGACTCCATAAAATATCCGAAGAACGTCCACCAGTGCATATAAGGTACTGTTCTGATTTCTTTACCGGCAACCTTGTTTACCGCCGGAACAATCATATCTCCATCCTGCTCCCAGTCCATCAAACGGGGTTTAGGCTTATTCGGACTATCGTCAGTTTGTCCACAGTCAATAAACTCGCAAGCTTTCTGACAAGCTTCCGTAAGATGTTCTGGGGGTATGCTTTGCCAATCCTCGAATAGAATCTGCAACATAACAACAGCTTTCGCTTGCTCGTCCAGTTCTGGGTCATTCATGGCTATGAGAATATCAATAATCGCTCGAAAATCTGTCCTGATAGAAAAATCCACCCCACTGATATCGAGTGAGGTGGGCAACTCATAGGCGGTCATTTTGTATATTTCTCCGTGTACTTATTGACCGCTTCCTGCATTTTTTTCTTTCTCTTTTCGATTTCCGGGCCAAGTGCTTCATTGATTTTGTCCAGAACGATATAGGCAAACACCTGACCATTTCCAAAAACAGTTGTTGCGGTAATTGGTTCTTTGAATAAATCCTTAGACGCTTCATATCCGAGCATATAATTGATTTTATCTTCAATCTGCTTATTAATCTCCGCCATCTCTTTGTTGGAAGAAACATTTTTAACAGATTCCTGAGCCTGCTCAAAGAAAGTTTCCAATTCTTCCGCTCTTGCTGCAACGTTAATATCAGTAGGGTTCAGTTTGAATGAAGAAAACACTTCACCCTGTTTGTTTGTAAATGTGAAAAGAAGAAATCCATCATCAATGTTTGTGTTAATTGTTTTTGCCATTTTCTATACCCTCCTAGTAATCATTCGCTGTCAGCTGTGAATGTGCCGGAACTGATATCAAACTTTCCTTTTACACGTTCGCCGGTATAATTGACGGTAAATGGAATCTGATATCCAGATGTGTCACCGCCGTAGGAAGTCGGCACAACGTAACAGTCCTGCTGATATGCTTCATATTTCCCTGCTGTGGCTTCTGTCCAGAGATGAACCTCAACTGCTTTTGTTTTGAGGTTGTCGTCTTTGAGACGTCCATCTACGATCTTCTGTAATGCTGTGAACAGATTAGAGGTGGTGTCTGCATAGAACGGATCAGCATCAGAAGAAACTTCGTAGCCGTTATGTTTAAATGTGGATTCTCCAAGAATGTTTTTAGATGTTTCAGTGTCCGGGTTGAGTTCTACATTGTACTCTTCCAGATCTTTCCCAAGACGCTCATATTTCGGCGTCAGCCCCCCACAGAGAGAACCTGCGTCGATGTAATGAGCCATATATTTACGGTCAATTTTGCCTGTAACTGCCATAGAAATGTCCTTTCTGCCTATAACTTTTAAAAGGCTGTGTAGGTTAGCGACTATCTCCTATTGATAGCCGGTTGTTACTTGTTATATTACTTCATAAGTGTTTTCGTAGCGTACTGACAATGGCAATAACCAATCCTGTACGCCGTTCTCCTGTGGCTCTAAACCATAGGAGTTATCACGGGTGATACGTTTTATCACTCGACCCTGTGAAAGTTCAGGAAACGCATTTAAACGCGTCTCAGAGCCATTTATAATAACTGGTTCCCGGCATATCCATTTACCAAGATTGTCAAGGAACTTCTGAACAGATAGTTTCTGCCTTTCTTTGTCAGATGCTGTACGATATACCACGTAAAATGGGTACTGACATACCTGATGCATCGTTCCGCAAACGTCTTCTTTCTCTGAATAGATCAACGCCCCGTTGTCTGCCGAGAACGCAATTCCAGATTCCTTGCCAAGTTCCTCAAATTTGATTGTTTCATTTTCGTATAGCCCCGGATACTGGTTTAGAAGTGCTTTCATGGCATCTGTCAGAATCTCATATCCAGTTGCATCTTTGCCGATAGGTTTATCTGCCATGTCTGCCGCCTCCTGCCTGTGCTTTTACTTTACGAATCCATGTGTCACCGTATTGTCGTTTAGCAGCATCAAACCACTTTGCCTGTGCCTGTGGGTGAGCTTGTTTGGTGTATTCAAGATTTTCCTTTGCGGCTGTCCGGCCAGAAAACTGACTGACGAGAACTTTCTTTGCTCCACGTCTCGCGTAGGGACTTCCAGTTGCTTCATCAACCATTCCTTTCCCCTCGTACAGAAAACGCCCATAAGGGGCCGCCGCCGCACACACTTTCCCAGTTCCTTGCAAGGATGTACTCTCAACTCTTGTTCGATTAATGAAGTCCCCTGTAATCATCGGCATAAATGGTACCATGCTGTCCATGACCATTCCGTCAAGGAGATACTGGGCTTCTTGATACTGTCTGGAGAACCTGTCCATATTCAACTTGATTTTCATATCTCCATCAACTATGGAGAATCCTTTAAAATGATGAATCTTACTCATATTACTTACCCAGAATCTCAAAATGTGGAATCAGCGTATACGGACCGCCTACACTGGTAATCTTAAACACGTTATCCTTGTTCTCATTCATGTACTGGTAGAATCCGCTCCGATAATCACTGTCAATTACCGTTCCGCCAGTCCACTCACCCTCCCAGAAGAACGACTCATCTGAGAATGTGATAGTGTCTTCCAGAGCGTTGTTAATCTGCTGTTTCCACTCTTTAGGTGGAATCCATGGAAGAATCTTGCCGTTTTTATCGGTAATGGTTATATTGCCGTTCTGGACAGTGTATCGAACGTGTAACTGTGCGTTGTCTGTTGCGTCTGGCCCGTACTTTTTAAGGATTGCTCCTTTGTCCGTAATGAGGTCAACGCCGGATAAAACATGAGGATACCAGTACGCATCTCCTGTCGTGGCTGATTCATAATAATCAAAAATCGTCACCGTTTTTTCGTACATGATACCCTCCTTAATTATTCCTTCTGCACCGTCTGCTTAATAACCTGATTCACTCCGGTTGCTGATAATCCGTTAAACATACCGACTGCAACTGCCGTGATATAATCTGTCGCCGGGAAATCCGGGATAACTCCCATTCCGACAGCTCCAAGAATCCCACCAATAACCGCCATGATTACTGGAATCCATTCATCAGAGATTCTTTTTGATGCTTTACAGCCCATTCCTACGATGTAGCAAATCATAACGATTGCGATACATGAGCCTAATGTTGAAATGTCCATAATTTTCACCTCACGTCTGGAATGCCAAACTGTTTGTATGTACCCGTAAATGAAAACTGTTTTCCGCATTTACAGCAAGTTTCCGTAATCGTACAAGTCTTTTCTTTGTCGTTGCATTTTGATTCAGCAGGACTTTTAAATCTGTGTCCGCCAGTCAAAAAACACATTACTTTATTCATCTCAATTACACTCCTGCATACAAAATTGGTATTCCATCATCCGTCCTTACTCCCATCAGAAGTGGTAAAGCTGTCTTTAAGAGTAAGTCGTTCGTTTTCTGTACATCTCCGGCGGTGGTATACACCGCGCTCCATTCCTTTGCACTTGCCCCAATCTGCTGAGGTGTTGCGTAAGAGATGGATTCGCTGCCGGATGATACAGAGGTTACAACGCCTGTTGTGCTACCACCGGACCCGATTGCGGTTGACGTACCGCTCACAGCGGCATTGGTAGCATTCTTTTCAGCAAGCTCAATCTGATACATTAATTCAGCCAATGAACAGACCGCCTTTTTGATGCGCTTCTGTGAGCGTTCGTTCGTCGGCAGTCCATCCACCAACCTGTTAAATGTCATTGTGTCCACAAAATCACTGGCTCTTTCTGCCAGTCGCGGAAAGTCGGTTTCTGGCACGACTGAACCGAAATATGAAGTTGTGTAAAATTCATAATCTGCATAAGCCATGCCAGTTACCTCCTACATTTATGGTTTTGCTGCTACAGTCGCATGTCCTGCGCTCAGCGCCTTATAGGTGCTGTCACATTCAACCACTGTGATTACCTGTCCTGTTGTTGCTGTAATGTCGGATTCACCATCCCACGCGCTCCAGTTCTTCACATTCTGTCCGTAGTCTACGGCAGTCTCAGAAGATGCGACCTTGTACTTATACACATTTCCTGCGCTTGCTTTTGTCGGAGTGACAGTCACTTTTGTATCTCCACTCTTACTTCCTGCCGCAGAGTTTACAGTCAGAGTTCCAAGCGTCTGAGTTGCGTTGATAGTTCCGACAGCAATAGCGTCAATGTACTCCGCAAAGAGAGTAAGTCCCATGATTGCGAACGCTTCGGACACTGCTGTGTGGTAGTTGCCCTGTGTGTGGAATCCAATCAGGTTTGTCTCACCAGATACGGTGTATACAAGACCTGCTCTTGCAAAGTCAGATTCATTCGGGTCAACATAGTACAGTACGATGTTCTCAACAGGGGTAGCGATAACTGTTCCTCTTGGAATTTCCTTTTCGGATAACAGGAAGATGGTGTTGAAGCCCATGAAATCTTTCATGTACTGGAATCCGAACTGATTCTGGATAGTGATCTCAGCTGCTCCGAGGTATTCATATACGTCCAGAATGTTGACAAATCCAACAACACCAGTCACATTTCTGTGCATCTGTTTGAATTTGTTCTCAACCCGACCCTTGGCCATTGCCAAAGCCATCTGGAAAGTAGTTTCTGTAAATGTGAGGGTACCTGTTTTCAGATAGTCGTAAAATCTGCCGGTAACATTAGTCTGAAGCTGGAAAAGGAATTCATCATCAGTCATCTGAACGGCGTTCTCATAACCATGGTCCTTAATTGCTTCGATAGATACAGCCTTTGCGTACTTCTCGATAGTCATTTCTGCATAGGTCTTTTCTTTTACAGTAAACTTGCTGTAAGGGATTTCCTCACCCTCACCAACATTCCCACTCTGTAAAGTACCCTCTGCGTACTTAGATTTCAGTACAGCACCCGGCTGTTTTTTGATAGGTCTCATAATGCCCAGAATGTCACGTAAGTGCTGCCAGTTTCTTTCGAATCTGGTAACGAAGTCAATCTCACGTGCTGTGACCTGGATATCATTTGTCATAATAAGATTAGCTTTTGCTGCCATATAAAAAATCCTTTCTACCCATAATTGTTAAGGTATTGGGTTAGCGGCTATACTCTGGTGTATAGTCGGTGTAAAAATCACTGGAATAACTGGATATTCTGAGCGATTGCAGCCTGTCTCTCTGACGGGTCTTTGATTGCTTCGATATCTTTCTTCGTCATGTTTCCCGGTGTCTGCTGCTGTCCAATGCGAGTGGTAAATCTTGCCTGATTCTGCTGAGCCTGCTGCTGAGATTCATCCACAAAAGCGGATGCGTCAGACTGTTTCATCTGTTCGATCAGGTCGTTCAGTCCAAGGATTTTACCGTCTTTCAGTTTGAGACCCGCTTCTTTAATGTCTGCCATAACAGACTTCTTTGCCGCTTCACTGGAAAACTTAACATCATCGAGTGCTGCTTTGAGTGCGTCTGAGAAATCACGGTCATAGATTTTTGCATTGAATTCCTTCTCTGCGTCTTCGGCTTTCTTTTTCCATCCAGCAAGCTCTGTCTGGATATTTGCCGGGTCGATACCATCAAAACCTTTTAAGGTTTCCTCTGCTGTCTCAGCGCGTTCTTTCCAGTCATCGCGTTCACCCTCGACTTTTGACAGGGTTTTTGCTACTTCTTTCGCATTTTTGTAATGCTCAGAGAGTGCTTTCTTAACATCTGCCTGTTTATCCTCCGGGATTTCGATTCCAAATGATTTAAGTGTGTCAATAAGTTTCTGCATAACATCCTCCTGGTCGTGTTTATTGACCTGCCGCCGCAGGTAAATGGATTAAGCCAGTTAGACCACTGGCAAGGTAATCGGAAAGGCAGGAATCGAACCTGCGGCACATAGCTTGTAAGACCACTGCTCTACCACTGAGCTACATTCCATACCGCCTGTAACGGACAGCTAAAAAACTGAGTTGAGTTTCACCTTTTCGCTATAGCGTAAATCCACCTGAGGCATAGACCGCCTGTATACAAACAGCTTAACTCTAAGCGGATTAAAGCGGAACGCCCGGAATCGAATCGGAGACCAGAGCGCGACTCTGTCAGTTTTCCACTAGCGTACATTCCACATAACCCGGGAATCCGGGTTAGCAAGGCGTTTAACGTGTCATGCCTGCCACGAGTTGTTTCGGATATTTATTTCTTTTTTTAAAAAGAAAAGTATGAATAACAAAAACCTTAATCAAGGAGGTGAACCATCTTGCGTGCCAGATGGCAAATACGCACGACAGGATTCGAACCTGTTTAACTTTCCATTAAAGCGTGCGCACCAGCTACAAAAAATTAAAGAAAGGAGGATTAAAACGAAAATGTCAAAACAACCGTTTTACTTGTGCTTCCTGCTGCACAATTACATTATAACAGATTTCTTTTAACTACCTCTCTACCACTTTTGCATTTTTAGAGCATATCACGGAGTTTTTCCACGTATCTCTTGACAAGATCACGTTCTTCCCGGCACTCTGCATCCTTAGACATATCGCTCATTTCTGTAGTAAGTTCGTCCAGATGTTCTTCCAGGGCGGCGAGCATCTTTCTTTTGCAGTCTTCAGACTTGCCGGAACGATAGCTCTGTTTCTGCGTCATATAGTCGTCATAAGCATCTCGTCCGTCAGAGCGGCTGTAATGTCCTCTAACATAATGCTCACCACGTCTGGCATAAGAACTGCCCCGGTCGTAATCTGGCATCATTCTGCCGTCATTTGAGCTGTATCTCCCCATGCTGTCGCGCTTTCTTCCGCGTTCGCTGTAATCGTCATTGTATCCACCACGCATCTCATCAAGGACAGTGTTGTAATACTCCACTTTCTTATCCCAGTACTGCGTGTTCTTTATATCTTTGTACATATCAATCAGTTTGTATGTCATTTCCAGATTTCCAGTAGTCAGTCCATTATCAGCGATTTTGGACAGCTCGTCTTCGATTCTTGCACATAAATCCTTAATGTCTCTCATAATCACACCTCCTACGCTTCTCTGGTTACGACAATGTTTGCGTTCGCAACAGAAATTGCCTGATCGCTTGTGTTCTCTACCGCGATATTAACGCAACATCCGCGAGGTACATCAATATAGATACCAGAGGACACATTATTGTACTGGCCTACTGCTGCCGGTGTGGAGATCATCTGCGAAGATAATACCGGCTCACCAGAGATTGCAATAGCCAGAGAAATAGCTTCAACAGTACCGCCTGTTGGAATTGCGATATTGCCAGAAAAATCCACAAAGAATCTCGCTTTGCACTGGTTAGTAAGTCCTCTCAGCGTAATAATTCCACTTCCCTCTCTGTGCTGAATGCAGTTAGAACCTTTAACTGCTGTGTTTGAAAACACTACGTTTCCATTTGCTGCTACCGTCTGAGCAGCTACATTTGTAAATTCTGCCATAATTTTTACCCCTTTCATATCACAAAAGGACAGGTCTCAGCCTGCCCCTCTGTGTAATACGGCATAAGCCGACATCCGAATCAATCGAAAGATACTCTCGATATGAAGTTATCAGCAATTACATCCGGTGTTGCATCCACATCCGTAATATGTGTTCGGATTAGGAACCTGATATGCCGGAATCGGTGCTGGATTAATCGCATTAATAAGCTGCTGTGTCTGAGAAGCCATCGCGGTTGTGAGCAGTGCGCTCTGGCGATCCTGAGAAGCGGCACGTCTGAGGTCATTGTTTTCAGCCTGCAAGTTAGAAATCTTTTCGTTGCAAAGATAATCAAGAATTGCTCTTGTTCCTGCATTCTGGCTGTCGATAATGTCTCTTGTGTTACTGTTCATTGTGTTCTGCAATGCGCAGGTATTCTGTGCCATGTTGTAATTTACGCCCTGGATAGCTTCCCTAGTTTCACAACAGCAGTTCGCAAGCTGTGCCTGTAAAGCATTGGTGCTCTGCATATTAGCTACAGTATCAGCATTGATTGCCTGCTGAATTCCAAAGCCAGTCTGCATGATGTTTGTGTTGATTCCATTGAATCCGGTAAGCATACCGTTGTTCATGGCATAAAATCCATCGCACAGGCCGCTATTGATTCCGTCAAGCTTGCTGATTACTGCGGAATTGTCAAATCCTCTCTGAATATCTGCCTGAGTAGCTGCTGTGGCTGTATATCCACCGCCGTTTCCATTATTGCCCCAGCCGTTGTTTCCCCATCCGAAGAAAGCAAAAATGAATAAAACAATAATCCACCAGCTACCATCTCCACCAAACATGCCGTCATTATTTCTGCCGTTTCCAGTAGCAGCAGCAATATCTGCTAAGCTATAATTTCCATCCATAATATAATCTCCTTTATTGTGTATTTACATCAATCTGGCCAGATTGTAATGTACTATTTCATTCCTTTCAGCATGTGTTGAAACTGTCCTGCCATCTGCTGAACTTGATTAAGCTGTTGCTGAGAAATCTTCCCAGACTGCAACATCTTCTCAACTTCTGCTTTCGGGTCTCCTTTAAAATTTTGCCTAAACTGTACAAACTGTTGTATCATCTGCATTGGCCCGTTCCCCTGCGGCATTCCACCACCAAGCGCGTTAAATAATGGATTACTCATCTGCATTTCCTCCCTTGATTGCTGATTCCTGCACGGTATTAGCCCTAACAGGTTCAGAAAAAGAATTTAATCGGTTTATGATAGCTTCGTATTTGCCCTTCAAATCGTCATATTCCTGTCTGGTGACATATTTACTGTCCATGTTCTGAACAGGCTGTTTAGGCGGCATATGAGTGCCTACCTCATGATACTCAAACGTCCGTAATGGCTGTGGCATGCCGGAAACATCTGTGGATTTTATAAAGAATTTTTCACTCTCACTGTCCATCAGTAAAACACTTGTCCCGGGTGCGACCAGATACGATTTTGCACCGACTTCGCCAGACACCCACAGGATGCCATTATTGTTCTGCTGCTGTTGCACTGGTTGAGCTGGCATCTGGACAGGCTGTTGCTGAAATTGATTCATTTGCCCCGGAACGCCAAAACTATACTGATAAGGATTGTTATATAATGCCATCTTATACACCGCCTTTCTGATTATATTTTTGCACAAAAAAAGAGCCGGAAACAGGTCGTTTCTGGCTCTAATTAGTGTCTAAAAAGTATCAACACACTTTGATTATTTTATTGTTTACTCGGCGACTTAATCGTTTCGCCGTTGATATGCTCACATTCATCTGTTCAGCGCAGTATTCGAGCGTATGTTCCTTACATCTCAGTCGGAACAATCTTTCTTCGTCCGGCGTGAAATTACACTCTAACAAGAATCTGTCTATATCTTTCTTTGTGAACACATATAATTTCATGAGCATACCCCTTACTAATGCTAACGCTGATTCTGTGCAAGATACTCCGTGAGCTTCTGCTTTGTTTTTTTTAACTCCTCGACATTATTCCCACTGATCTGGCTGTCCAACATGGTTGATAACACTTCCAGGATTAATGAATCTCGTTCTGCGATTCTCCGAAGACTTTCATAATCTCGTCTATCATGTTCTTCCAGTGTCTCTACTCGCTTATTAAGTCGAAACGCCGGTGTAATCCACTTAAAGATTACGGCTGCCGCCCCTCCGACAATAGACACCCCTCCGCAGATTGAGAGGAATATTTGTACAAATTCTGATATGCTCATTTATTCTCCTTTTCCCAGTAATATACCGGGATCTCATTACCGGAATCCCATGTATCGAAATATTTGCCCTCTTGTACTGTCACCACATGACCATCTATGCAGAGGATATATGTGCCTGTCGGATGGTCTGCACAAAAGTCGTTGACTGTATAGATATATCGCTCTGACTGTTCTATAAGTTTACGTCTGTATCCATGCTTATAGAGATACGCTCCCCAGACATAGTTTGCACTTGGCATATCTGACAGAGCACACGCCTGTACCATTAATCCGGCAAATACCGTTTCCCAGTCGAACCCGGTTGCCTTGCATATTGCCCGGACAACGCAATCTCCTGTTCTCTTATCCTTAACAGGATTCGGATTGAAATATTCCCATTTGCTCATCAATCAATCCCCTTTGCTGTTTTATATCTCTTTGCCGCTCCTCTGGCTTTTGCGGCGTTCTGGCGGTTCCACTTAGCGATCATAAGGCGGTCTTGTAGTTCTCTTAGGTCGTTCTGTTTGCAGTAATCTTTGTATGCAGCATTTTGTTTTTGGAGAAGAAAAGACTTCCGGTCAAGGTCTTGTTGGAGCGCAAATTTTGCCTTTTCACTCGGCGCATTGTCAACTCCTGCTTGCAGTCCAAGGACTTCACGCTTTGTCTTTCGGATTCTCCGTTCATAAGTACGTTGTCTCTGTTCCTTTTCGTACTGTTTGCCTTTGTCGGCTTTGTCCTGCGCTGATAGTTCCGCATAGGGATTAAATTCTCCGTCGCTTGCCCCAAAGCTATGCCGACAGTTGACGCCTGACAGTCCACTTGCTGTTCCATATCCGGTCAATGAGAATGGTGGAAATTTCTTACTCTTGCCAGAACGAGAGTATATCTTGCCTTGCCAAAACGAGTGATTCCCCGGATTCTCGCCACCATCACCCGTTCTGGCTCCTATGTGTGCGCTGACCAGAACTAAATCCCAGTTCATTTCTTCCATGCGTTTTAAGGATATATCTCCCGTAGCCTGAGCCACACCAGTTCTGACAGAACGTGCTACTGCTGTTTCAATTGTGTCTTTTCTGCCAGATGGATATGTGACAGTAACGCCATCACTCACAACGTTATTAACCGCCTCTTTGATGGCTTGCGTATACCCAACCGCCCCAGTCATCACATGATTATATGCAAGGTCGCATTGCTCGATATAGAGTCTCTGAGCGGCATTTGCGGTGGTTCGTGTGAAGTTCTTCCACTCGCCCATAGTCGCAAGCATATTCCGTTCCATGAGCCTTATCATAGCCGGAGACTGTTCGAGCGGCACAGGGCTTAATCCTGCCGCCTTGTATACCTTATCATCATAGTTCATTGCAGTGATTCCGGCATCTTCAAATGCTTCAAGAAGTTCCTGTTGTTCACGTTTAGTGTATTTGGATAGTTCTGCCAGAATGTCCTCTAGCAGTTCACCAGATTCCTGTAACGTTCTGATTCTCCATGCATCGGCGTTGGCCAGAATATAATCCTCACCTCTGCCGATTCTTGTCATCATCCGCGATACGATCTCAGAGATGATGTACTGATGCAGTTCTTCAGCAATCTGTTCGCTACCCTCTGTAATTTTCCGTAAATATTCAGGACTTAACATAACTATTCATCTCCAAATAATTTCGGTTCGTCTGGTTGAGCTTCTTCAACCATTGCTTTCGCATCTTCCTCGGTCATTCCTTCAAACTTTACGAAATACAACCATGCAGGAACCTTACCAGTGGTCACATACTGCCACCATCTCGCGCGGTCATTTTCACGTACATAGAGAATGTCTCCAAAATCATAATTAACTTCATAAGCTCCGACAGGCGCAAGCCCGTACAGGTCAGCGTAGACGTTCAGTGCATAGATTACTTCATCCAGACAGGATTCCAGCTTATCCCTTACATCCTTAATGAACTGCACTGTTCTCTGCTGTTCTGCTTCTACTCCTGTAGCCGTCTGAATTCCGCTAGATTCGTTGAAAACAAAGTACCCGTTAGAGAATCCAATCTTATATCCCAACTGGCTTAAAAGAGCATTTATACCGCTTATACGGGTATCTGTGTTGAGCTGTGGATTGATTTCTTGATAGAACTCTTTCTCGTCCTGTCCGAATACATTCTTGACAAAGTGCGGTAAGTTCATCTCATTGCGCCTGTTCTCCATGCCCTGTGGTGACATGGCTGATACAGGTGTGCCGCTTGGCACCAGCAGCCTATCATCTGCCAGGACAATTTTCTGAGAATCAAATATTTCTCCGGCATTACGGCTGTATGCAATGTCGAGGTCTTTTAACTCCTCGATAGCTTCGGCAAAAATCGGCAATCCCAATGGTGCATTAATATCCACGTTATTCGCTTGCGGCGTCCGCAGTACTCCGTACAGAGGCCCGTCCAGCTTCTCTCCATTTGCCTTGAGAATCGGCGGCGTATCTGCCATAAGGTCAGCCCATTTGGTCTGTTTAAGGTCAATCTTATCGCCGATTGACTGAGGGGATTTTGACACATAGGCTCTATTAGAAACGTAGTACGGATAGGTCGTCACGCCATCCACGGTAGTCTCAACAAATCTATGATATTCAAGCCGTGTATAGTATTTCCGTCCAACAGTATAAGAATCCTTGAATATGATTCCCTTAATTTCCTGATTATCATAGTCCACGATCATCACATCTGCCGGAGTAAATACGTCAATGCTTTCACCATTTGGCTTAATAAATACTGTTCCATAAGCACAGCCATATTCTACCCAGTGACGGATTTGAAAATATACCTTGTCGATCTGTTCCTGTAGCCACGTAGCCCTTGCAGAACCGTCTATCTGAATGCCGATCGCCAGCGTTGCGAGCCGAGCTGTTTCTGAGCAGACAGATTTTGCAAAATTAATTGTCTTGATATTATTCTTATCATCTATCCATTCCGGTACACCCCTGTAGATGTTCGCACACCGGCTAATCAGTGCTTCCATCTCTGGGAATTCTGCTGCCTGGATATTAAAATCCTCTTCGGCTTGTTTTTTGAATATCATGTTAAACCACCTTTTTAGTGTTGTTATAAGTCCCATTTAATCTACCTTTTAAAATCCATCCATCTTACAGAAGTATCTCGCACAATAATGTCTTCATATTCTACAACTTTTAAGATTTCGTTAATGTCAGATGATCCATATATTTTTAAGCCGATGCTTAAGAATTTATTTATTTTATCTGAAAAGTACCTATCTAACATTTTATGCACTGTTCCCCCTTCTCATCGACAATGGACTTGTCGCATACCTGAGAGAATCTATCCAGTGATCGTTACCATCTGGATAATCTGCGATAACTTCTCCATTGCTATCTACTTCATGTTCATAATTGATAATTTCCTTGTATGCTCTAGGCGTTCGTGCCGGATCAATGACTAATGTTCGGCACTGTAACCACTCAAAAGTATATTTGCGGCTTCCCGGTGTAACAATGGCCCTACGTGCTGGAAGCCCTGCATCTCGGAAGTCAATAATACTTTCTTCTTCATCAACTCCGCAAGATATTGAATAATCGTCATATCCTTTTTTCTTTATCTGATTAGCCATTTCCTTGTTTCTTATCTTGGGACCTCCAAGCTCGTCTAACAAAAAAACTTTTTCCTGATTAGGAACATAAGCTACACGGAGAAACGCCTTAGGATCTGGATACCACCCCCAGTCCTGTCCCTGGTAAATGCTTTGATACTTCTGAATCTCTTCATCTGTTATTGTCCGAATCTCCAACAGCTCAAAAATATTTGTTCCAAGTCCAACCGGAAGTCCTAAATATTCATGGTCGTAAGCTCTCTGATTTGTCTTTCTCAAATGCTCCGCATCATCAATAAATTGCTGTCCAAGCCATTCAACAGGAACTGATCTGTAATCGCTCTTATGCCTGTAGCTGTCGTCTCGTGGCTCTTCTACATACACATTCGCCCAGTTGCTCCGGCTAATTGGCGGATTGAATGTCTTAAATACAACAAACTTACTGCCACCTCGAAGAACTGACTGTTGCACTGTACGAATTTCTTCAATGCCCGAAAATTCGTCAAGTTCCTCGAACCAGAGATACTTGAAATATCCCTTGCTTGCTTTAATAGATTTAGTCTTTTTTGCCTTGTCCAGTCCTCTGAATATGATTTTCTGTCCAGTAGGCTTATAAATGTACTGCATAGGGCTTACGCTGGTATCCCATAGTTCATTGACTCCGAGCGCGTCAATTCCCCATGCTATCTGTTCATAAACGGATTCTCGAAGCGTGTTTCCAACTTTCCGGAATATGACTGCATTAGTTATTGATCCATTAATAGCATCTTGCATCATCTGTAAAGGAATCATCACTCCAACAAATGAGGATTTCGTTGAACCTCGCCCACCATACAAATCATAATAGGTGTGTTTTCCGTCCAAAATGTCCCAGAATACATTGTAAAAGGCAGGAGCTATAATTTCATTCAGATTAATTGGATTCTCATTCATCCTGTTTCTCCGGCCTTGGAATATTATTTACAATCGTAATCTTTCCATCTCCAGAATCATCATTTTTCTTGTCAGCATCCCATCCCTTAAAATTATTTCTCAAGCTGAACTGAGCACCATTTGAACCGTCACGATCAAATAGTCTTTCCTCTGCGTACTGTTCCACTCTGGCTTTCGCGCGCGTAATCGTGTCAACAAACTCTGGTTTTGCTTGATAGTTTAAAAGAGCCTGTCTGCTTGTAAATCCAAGGGCCAGAGCAAGCCCTGTAACGGTCGGAGGGTGAACGTCTACAAAAACGGGAGACCCAAATTTATTAAATACTTGTTTGCCTTTGCTATCAGTCAAAGGATATCCTTTACAATCCTCAAAATATTTTTCGATTTTTTTTTCGATTTCACCCACCGTTTTATACATGGGTGGTTTTCCCATTAGTATTCCCACATTCTCACCTCCAGACATAAAACGCCCTAGCATAGTTATAGTTATATATATACTATAATACCATACTAGGGCGCACATAGCTCTCTACCACTTTTATAAATTTTTAAGTTTTTTTTAAAGTCTGCCAATCAATTTGGCCAGATGATAATATTCCGCCATGACCTTGCGCTTATATCCATAGAAGTCGTTCTCTGTTGCAGGAACTGTCCTGATCTTCTCCATTGTCCGATAGCCGATACTGTTGACGATGCTGTCATAGATTTGTGATTCAATGCCGGGTGCGTATTTGATAGATACCTGTAACAGATTGTATTTATCACTTTCACTAAGATTTCGCAAGTGGCTTTGTAATGTCGGTATATCATCCGGCGGCACTCCGTAGTCAATCAGTGTTGCCTTCCTCAGTTTCATTTACTTCACCTTCTTCATTTAAGTTCCAGTCACATGGCATGCCTCGAAAACATTCTGGACAGTGTTCGTAGAATCCGCAGCCTTTGCAATCCGCTGGCTGTCCAGTACAATATTGCCGTAGTACGTGGTATGCTGATATAGCAAGATTTGGCGTTATGTCTGGTGTAGGTTTATTATTCATTTCTCCATCTCCTCCAGTTTCTTTACCGTTTTCCTGTAATCTCTGTTTGCAGACCGAAACATCATCAGAAGTATTTCAGATACAGGCCTCGCTCTGTTGGCTCGTTTGGCTTTCTTGGCACATATAAGTTCGTTTCCTTCTGGGACATATATTCCTACATGATACGGGATTTTCAAAGATACTGTTGCAGCTAATTCCCCTGGCATAACCAAATAATTGTAATCTCCAATGAAATTCAATCCATGGCCAGATTTGAAATCTTCAATAGATGACTTGATTTCATAGCAATAACAATCACCTTTTTCTATCCCGGAAACACTATTGTTCACTGGAACAAATTTCATATAGTCCACTCTAACTGCATAGTTTGTAGAATAATCAAACGTCACCTCTTTTGCCCAGTAGATACGAGGATCGTTGTTCGGGTTGATTTTCTTTTCAATCATGGTTGATAATTCTGCCGTAATCTCAGGCCTTGTCATTCTCCATCTCCTCCAACTTCTTCTCAGCTTCTTCACGGGTGAGGAATACGGTTTTGTCAAGTTCATTATAATAATTGCAAAATAGCATAAATTGCAGATTGTTTTCTACGATATAAAATTTCTTTTCAGAATCACAATCGCAGTTACAATTATAATTCTCACAATCAATAACTGTTTCTCCAAATTTACTACATTCCGTATATTTATAAGTTATTCGATATACTTTTTTAAATAAATCATCTGGCAATTTCACAAGCAAACCCTGTTCTTCTAAGTCTTCATAAGTGGCGAGTTTTTTAATCATATTCTCTACTGTTTTGCAATTTCCTGCACCCTGTGAGCAGCTATCGCAATATTCACCACACTCAAACTCTCGTTTTTCGTTATATGTGATACTATCATCTTTCCGTTTTGTTAATCTCTCCATCTCTTTCACCTCTTATCGATTGTTTTTTATCGCTCGTTTTCATCGCTTGTTTCTGTAATTTCTCTCAAACAGGCATTCCAACCAATCTTGAAAAGTGGCTCGAAATCTCCAAGTTTCCGGTCTTTCTCGTTATCGAATTTCTTTGGCAATGGCTTCAGTGGACACCATTCAGGTCTTGATTTACTTTCGCAATCATAATGTTCTTCTGTCATCAGAATTACATCATAATCTAAACAGTCAGCTAATTCACACAAACCCTCATATTCAAGATCGCCACAGTATCCAATTCCAAATGGACAATTATAACAATTTTCTGGCGTATTCATTGCCAACACTGATTTGTTCATTTCTTCTTACCTCTTTTCTGTAGGAACGCACCGTATTGTGCAGGACTGATAACATCAATTTTTCTTCTGTCAGCCTGATAATATCCAGCTCTTCCATTCTTTTTATTTTCTTCTTTTGTGAACATAGTGGAAATGTCTTTTCCTTTACTCATCTGATTCCTCCTGTAATAATTCTTTATTGTCGAAGATATTGCCAACCACTTCCATTTCGCATCTGTCGATATAATCTTCTGTCAGTGGCATCGACCAGCAGAATGGTTCACATCTGCTGATTTCGTCTGTCGGAATAACCTCATAATGCCATCCAGAAACTTCGTCTACTATGGATCCGGTCTCAACATCTCTTACGCCAAATTCTCCAAATACCGCTTTTGCAAGGTCTTCTTGGTTTCCATGTCCCATGAGAATATCATTCTCCCAGATTTTCTTCCCGTTCTTGTCGCAAAGTCCCGTGAACTGGCAGAGGGTTTCTATATCAATTATATTGGTATATACTGTAAACCGATCTGAATCCTTCCGATAAAAAATAATGTCCTTCCCCCCTATGTGATATTGATCTCTTAGGTAATATCCCTCAACCCATTCATCGTCTCCAACCTGCTTTGCTTTGAAAAGAATTTCTCTCATTCGTTTTCACCTTCCTACACATACCACACCCAAATCGGATTAACATTCATTTTTGGTGCGTTGCATTTTTTCCTAATTCTTTTATGCTTTTTAGCATTTTTCTCGATATAGCCGCCTCGTATTTTAATTCCTCTTTTTATATCCCTGTAGGCTTCCATTATTGGACTGTATGCCTGTTCAACAAGATATCCGCATCTTTCACACGATCCGTGGCGTTCAACTGTTCCAAAATAGTCCTCTGAGAAACTAATATATTCATAATCATTTGATCCACAAATAGGGCAATTCATTCAGCTCCACCACCTTTTACAATATCAATGGCTCTATCAATTGTATTTGCAATATTTTTGTAAGCACAGTCTTTATCGGCATCTCCCGTATTTGCAATTGTTAAGAAATATTTCATTTTTAATTGTTTTAACTGCTCAACAACCTTGTCCACATCAAAAACTGTCGGCTGTTCGTCAATAACTGCACCTATTGCAAAATCCATATCTGAGCCTCCAAGAGAGTCAATTATTTTGTCTGCATCAATTAAACGCATTTATTCATCCTCCCACACTCCCAATAACCGCATCCTCTCATACAGTACAGCGACGGTCTTGCGCCTGTATCCGTAGAAATCCTTCGGATTCATCGGGATATATCTTTCTTTGCTGATTTTTCTATAACTTTTCCGGTGTAAGATATTCTCAATAACCATATCCGCTATCACCGTATTTTTTGGGTAAGCTGACAAGGCGGCACTGGAAAGCAGGTATCCGTACTCTGCCGGAAAGTCTTTCAGCATCGTATTCAGTTTTTCAATATCCTCTGCCGGAATACCGTAGTCTTTCAGCTTCTTATTCCTTGTCAGCATATCGCTCTCCTTTCTACTCGTCCGGGCGGTGCTTATCGTACATGATCGCTGCACATACAAGACCGACCACTCCGACTATGATTCCAAGTGTGAATCCTAATAAGAATGTAATCATGATCTGTCCTTCCTATATGGTTCTGGATAGTCCATCCATGCAACTACTGTTCCACCTAAAAATTTTTTATCCGTTCTCCAAATTCCATCAGTAGTATGCGCCTGCTCTACTAACACTGTCCCATCATCGAACATGACGGTAGCAATCACATATTTAGATGTTTTTTCGAACATTCCTCTTTTCCAGTTATCCGTTCCTTTGAATTTTGCAAATATAGAATCATGTTCTTCCGGCAATCTCTCTTTTACTGGAATCCAACCATTTTCTTTCTCATCATCCATATTTTCGATATAACCCATGATTTTAAGTCCCAACTCGTAAGCCGTTCCTTCAAAAGGTTTCCCGTATGGATTTATTGTTCTTTTTATGTAATCGTAAATTTTACTTTTATCACTCATGCTTCCACCTCCGAATCTTCTGGCATCTGAAAGATAGCAAATCCATCTGTTTTTTCTTTAAATTCGTGAAGATAACTTGCACTGAAATTCAACATGATTTGATATTCACTATAAGCTTCCTGAATCATATCCAGTACCTTTATGGCTTTTGCTTTGGTGGAATATTCTCCGAGTAAGCAACACCATCCCATATCTCTTCTTGCGCTTATTACTCCACCCGAAACTTCGATATCGGGTAAAAATTCAAATGCAACTAAAACTTCCTTATTCTGACTTCTGATTAACATTTTTCATCCTCACTTTCTCATATAATTCAAAATATTCTTCCAATGTTTCTGGCAGTTTGATACAATCTGGCTCATAAGGTTTTGGATATACAGTATATCCGCACTTCGGGCATTTGATTTGTGGTGTAAAGTCCATGCTCCATTCCATGTTTCCACCACATTTTCTGCAACGAATGTATCTCTCTACTTTCTTTGGTTTCGTTTTGAAAAATGAAGTGTAATTATTATTTTTCATTTCCATCCTCACTTTCCCCATGTAAGCAACTGGCACGCTATTGTGCAGTCCTCCATGATTAATTTATCCAAATGCTACCTGTCCGTTATTCTCCGGGATTCTTTAATACAATCCCTAACTCTTCTTTAATAGCGTCTACATAATTAATCCATTCTGCCAGACCGTCATTGATATAATCAGCTGCCCGGTCAAGTCCATTTCTGAATCTCTGACAGCGCTTCTCGCCAAAACCGAAATCATCATGCAGAACGGCGATTGACAATATTACAAATGAATCCGCTATAACCTCTTTTATCTTTTCTGACGCTTTATCAAGGTCTTTTACTGCCAGGGAGGTATGTATTCCAGTCACGCCCCGGAACTTGCATTCCTGTTCGAGGGCTTCAATCCCGCCCTGTTTGACAATTCGTCTGGCAAGGTCAAGCCCGTCCTCCCTGCCCCGTTCATATTCACGCATTTTATTCATTGTGTTAGACCTCCACGCTTTTTTAGTTTTCCCATCCAACAGCCCTCCTTATCTTCTGAGTCAGAATGTCAAACTGTAAGAATAATTCCCTGTCCTTACATTTCCTTGCTTTTATGTCACAGTCATAATCATTTATCTGATATTTTCCTTCTAACAGATCGCCATTATCCAGATATCTTTGAAAGACTCCCTTAGAAATCCCGAACCGTTCCAAAATCTCTATTCTGCTCATACTGTCGACGAATGTATCATCTGCTGCAACAATGTCATAAAGTTTCATTTTGTCTCCTTACTTGTCTTTCTTATTCCGTACCCAACCGGAGTATATGCCCTGTCGGTACTGGGATGGTTTGTTCTGAGTAGGTCATCATCAATCAACTGATTAATATGCTTCCAGACCGTAGCTCTCCCGGCATCCACCCTTTCAGAAATCTCTGTAATTGACGGTGCATATCCAACCAGTTTGATATAACTGACGATATACATATAAATTTCTTTCCTGAGAGCCTGTCCCTGTTCGTATCTATTTTTCGTGTTGTACGGCATTTTGATTCTCCTTTTCCAATTCTTTTGCCTTATTAAACATCTTAGAAAGATAATCCGAATAAGCAACAAGCATGTGATCTACAAATCCATTTTTGCTATATTTTTCAGACACAACATGGATCTGTTCAACTACCTGCTGCCAGTATTCATCCTTTGCCTCAATTCCGGCAGTCTGGAGGACCAGTGCCGGAAAATCAATCTGTAAAAACTTTATGGTGTTCGGTATCTGCTCGTGCGTCACTCTCATACTTATACACCTTCTTCTACCTCAAAACTCTGTTCAAGAAGTCGCTCGTTATCCTTGCTAAACGCCTTTATATAGCTCTGTTTTATCGGTCTGATAAAATGTATGCCGTTAGCTGATTTAGCCCGGGAAACAGCCACATAGAACTGTCCAGGATCCCAACAGCAAGGGTCAATGTTGATTTTTTCAAATGTCTGTCCCTGTGATTTATGAATACTGATTGCCCAGGCAAGTTTTACCGGGAACTGAGAGAAAGAGCCTACTTTCTTGCGGACAATCTTCTCTTTTACGATTTTCTGACCGTCTTTTTTCTGTTCAGATTCTTCAATAACCTGTTTCTCAATGTCTTTACTGTATCTGTATAAGCTAACTGTTTTGCCCTTATCAGTCTTGATAACCAGATAAGATTCTTCAAATTCTCCGTTTTCCACAATTTTCTGAATGATGCCAATCGTTCCATTAACGTAGTTTCCAGACAGATCATTGACTGTAATCATCACTTTTGCACCGATGTTAAGAATTAAGTCCTCTTTGGCAAATGCAATGTTCTTAATATCGGCAGATGTTAGTTCGCCGTCAACTGCTGCATGAAACACTTTTTCGGTCTTTTTATCCATCTTTTCGAGGAAAGTATTATTAATCCGATCAGCTTCAGCATTTGTTCCAACCAGGAACGGTGCTTCCGGTATAACCTTATCTGATTCGTTGTTCTCCAGATATGCAATGGATTTTCTAATATTGTCGCCATATTTAATATCATTCAGCACATACTTAAATCCCTCATCATTCTGCCTGCATACCTCATCAAGTTTGATATATTCAAATCCCATTTCTTTCCAGTATTCAGACATGAAAGCATATCCATGTTCATACTTTCCACCCTTTCCATAATCAGATCCATACATCCGGCAGAGGATTTTACGATCATCTGTCGTGATAACTGGTGGAAGCTGGTAGAAGTCACCAATTACGATAAGTTGTACATCTTCCTTATCGCTGCCTTCTAATAATCTTTCAACGGCTCTCTCTTCGTTTTCCGTGATAATTGTCTTTGCAATCATGTTGAACAGGTCAAACCGGCACATACTGATTTCATCAATGATGAGAATATCTGCTTCTTTCAGAAGTTCAGCTCTGGATTTTACTTTTTTCTTGTAGCCCTCAAACTTAATTGAGATATTCAATGCACGATGCACGGTAGTAGCTCCATATCCGATATTGTCTGCTGCTATTCCGGTAGTGGCAGATACCAGAATACTTTTGCCGGCTTTCTCTGCTTCGTCGATGAAAGTCTGAATAACAGTAGTCTTGCCCGTTCCGGCATCACCTGTCAGAAAAACATTACTGCCAGACAGCATTGTATCTAATGCATATCTTTGCTTTTTATTGAGATCGTCTTTTTTCATTTTGTAACCACTCCTTGTAATAATTATGTCAACTGAATATTTTTGCAATATTCAATTAAGTTTGTTATATTAATTCTAATTGTATATACTTTTTAATTTTGTAACCCGTGTGTAACCGGCTTTTTTAATCCACTGGTTACGCCACAAACCCTTATTTTATGCGGGCTTCAGAGGTGTGTAACCGTGTAACCAATGTAACCAAGGTTTTTATATAGGAGAATCACTAGAGTATATGTTTTTTATACACTCTCAAACTTTCTCCTATAGGATGTTTTTTTTCGTGTTACAACGGTTACATGGTTACAAATTACGAAAACGGAACATTTGTTTCGGCATCAGCTGGCAGAAAACCAGTTTCAATAACCTCATTTTCTTGCTCGTTTTCAAGACTTTTTATATCAACAATCTTTACTGCAATAAGTCTCATTACACTTCCACCGTCTCTTTTTAGTACCGTATCTCTTTTTCCTGTGTGCTTGATTAACTCTCGATTAATCGCCCAGGCCGAAAAGGCTTTTCTGGAGAATCCATTGTTCTTCAAAAGGTTTTCAAGAGGTTTCGGATAAAAATATACATATACATCTCCATATTCATCTGGCGTTTCCTTGAATCCCCACTGATCACAGCTAAATTGCGCATCAAAGTGCTGCCCGTACACTGAGAGACTTTCAAGAATGAATTCATAGCATCTCTGACCTTCTGATACATCTTTCTTGCGTGTAGGTATGTCTACAACGTCCTCGACCGTCAGCTCACGTCCATCCTTAAATATGAAATCTGTAGCTAATTTGTCAGCCAGCAGAAGTGTAGATATTGCCATTACCTGCTTTGCTGGAAAGCCATATCCGTCAAAACCTTTCTCAATTTCGGCTTTCATTTCTTTCAGATCATCCGATGTGAACTGTTTGAGATTTCCAACGAACACTCTTCCAGCAAAGCCGTAGTTCTTCACGACAATGCCGTTAATCTCTGCTGGATTCTCGTAAATATCCTCGCAACATTCAATTTCAATAATTCTGTTGATAGCTCCGCCGGAATCTGCAAATTCCGAAATAGGGTTCTCACCATTGCAAATAGTCACATTACTCCATGTATTTTCCTTAGCTGCTCCGAGGTCCTTATTTGAACGTGCTTTTCCTTTGCCAGAACAGAGATTGTAAATCAATGTTTCGTAGTTATCCCGGATATACTGAGAAGCATTCTTCGAGTCATCCAGAATCATCGGAAAGTTATTGAGCATATCTGCCCTTGTCTCCAATGATGTATCTGTTGAACGAAAATTCCCAACGTAGGCTCCCGGTGCCGGATTCCCCCAAACCGATGCCGCTATATTGATTGTTACCGTCTTTCCGCCTCCTGTCTGCCCATAGAAATCTACGATGAACGGTAGTGCATCAAGCGGCTGTATAAGAACACTCGCAAAAGATGCTGCCAGTGCTATTCGCGGTTCCAATCGTCCGCATGACCGTAGCTGCTTAGCCAGAGTCACCCACTTGAAGTAGTCTCCACTTTCCTGTATACTTTGGAATAGCGTTTTAAAGCGGTATTCACCGTCAAAAACGATTGAAAGGTCGTAAGGGACAAATGTATTACCATGCCACCCCAGTTTGCTTGTAGAGTGCTGTATGTCGATCATATCGGCATTGTACATTTCAACATCCGCCAGATACTTTACGAGAAGCCTTGCATTCTCTGAGTTGACCTGCACCCCGAACCTTGCAAGATTAGTTACTGCCCTGGAAGTCACAATGTCAATTTTTGGAACAGTTATTTCTGTCCAATATCCATCCCTTTTAAAAGCCACCGTGATCTGTTCCTCTCCTGTCTCGATGTTTTTTAGACGACGTATCGGCATGATCGGGTGGTGACATACAAGTTCTCTTGCCTTAGATGTTTCAGAGGAAAATATTCCGTTCTCTGTAGCTATCCAGCTACCACAAGCCATGTTAGGATATTCCTTATCAACAGAATCAGGATAAAAGTTTGTGATGTTTTCAACTAACTGCATAGAACGATTTACTTTTTCTTCTTTTTCCTTTTCCTGTTCTGCTTTCTGGAATTCCTTTATGAACTCTTCTGCTATATGCTTCGCTTTCACACTTTTTGCCCGGTCCATCAGCTTAAACTTGATTTCTGAGCGGTCAATTTTACTTTTTACTGAAAAAAGCTCTTCATACAACTGCTTTTCCATAAAGTCTTGTGCCTGTAAGTTTTCAATATTTTCAAGAATTTTTCTCACCTCCTGACTTAGCTGATAACATTTCGTATCTGCTTTTTTCTTTCTCAAGATTAAACTGGCACATATACCACTCTTCTGAATCAGGAGGGAACGTTTTTAGTGCTGTTTCGTACATAAGTATGTTCTTTTCTACCTGCTCAATCTCATTAGGATCCTGAACAGGGTTGTGTTTTTTTGATTTAATATCTCGCATTTCATGTCTGATCTGGTTGCGGCTTTTACCTTTTTTTGATATATAAGTGCCACCCAGCTCAATAAACGCCGTACTAAAAGGGACGGATTCGTATTGCATCACAAAATCAAACACATCACCGCCAGTTCCACAGCCGAAACAGTAAAAGGAATCATCGTAGATTTTGCAGGATGCTGACTTTTCCTTGTGAAAAGGGCAACATATAAATCCTGCTCTATTCGGCCTTAGCCCGTACCTGGAGAGAATTTCTGGCATTTTTACTGACTGTTTGATTTCTCCCTTAGTCATGACAGCAGCTCCACGATCCGCCGCCCAGTTTCTTCTTTCGTGCAGAATTCAAATCGGACTCCGTATCTATCTCTGATTGTGCAGAGAGATTTATACAACTGGCAGCCATCAACAGCCTTGTCAGAGATTACAGTCTTTACTTTTTTGCCGTTTATCGTCCTCCAGATAACTTTGCGTTTCCTTGGGTTCTCCCAAAAATACACATCGCCAACTGATTTAATATCTGGTCCATGTTCACATAGGATAATCAGCTGAATACCGGCTTCACGTGCCCTGATAAGTTCTGCCTTGAATCTTTCGTGTTGCTGGCAGACATTTCCACAAAGCTCTTGTAAATCCTTCTTACGGTCAATACAGAGCTTTGCGTTGTCAAGCGACTGATAATCTCCACAATATAACTTTGATCTGAAATACTGTACTCCAATGTCATCAAACTGTTTTTGAATCCGTTCCCATTCCTTTTTGTGTTCTCTTGTGTCCGCTTGTATAACCATTAAAAACACATCCTTTTAATTGAACGGAAGGACATCATCTGCCACGCTGTCTGGAATACTCATGAAGTCCGTACCTGCTGGATTCGATCCCATGATAGCTTCTTCTTTCAGATGATCGTCATAGGCTTTTGTGGTACGCTCTTCTGGGATGTCTGCATCCTTAATTCCCTCAATACTTCGGAACCATGCGAGTTTGTGACGTTTTACTTCTTTGTTGTCGTACCAGTCTTTCTCCAGACGGAAGATGCCGCCGATCAACTTGCCTTTAAACTGCTGCCCGAAGTTATCACCCCACTTAACAGCAAATCCCGGATTTGACTTTTCTACACATGTGATAAATGTTTTAAGGTTACGGACACCATAATCTACACTCTCGTCAATAATCATATAGTTAGTACCGGCATTCGGATATTTCTTGTCTGGACGGATATCGTTTTCGAACTGCTTCATAAAGTACCCCGCCTGTTCGTCTCCTTCTGCAAAATCAAACAAGATAACGAGCATATCAAGTCCGCCTTGGGATTTTTTCTCTGATACCTGCTTAATTACCATCTTATGGCCACCGAGCTTAATTGGTTCAAATTCTCCTGCTGTCTGTGTAGTATCATACGCTGTTGGTTTATTCATCTTTATTCTCTCCTTTTCCTAATTCGTAATAATCTCTGATAGCTGCATCTACCGCTTTCAAGTCGTTCGGAATTTTCAAATCAAACATTCCTTCCGGACTTTTTGCTGTAGTATATCCATCTGATTGTGTGATAAAATAATGTTCTTGACCCTCTACAGAAGTGAGAAGTACAATATCGAAACAGCCCTCTACTGTAAGATTCTGGTCAAGCATTTTGCCGACTGTTTTAGCCTTAATCTTTCCAGTATTACTGTCCATCTCTGTGTGATGCAAAAAATACACAATTACATCGTCTGGAAGCTTAATATTGATAAAATGAATAAGATTTCGGAAATTCAAAGCCATATCGGTGAATTTTCCATATCCTGTATCTTTTGCCCTGTCAAACATTTCGTTTACAAGAAGATACTGACTATCATCAATCACATATTTTTTTAATTGAGGGTTGCTTAATACCCTTGTTATCTGCTGATAAGTTGCATTTTTGGCGATTTTAAACGCCTTTTTGAACGGAAGTCGGTTCTTTTCTACTGAAAAAATGCCAACTTCTTCTGTGTCAAAATTTTTAATGGAATAAGTTTTTCCACTTCCTGTTTCGCCCAAAATAAGGACCGGAAATCCCATGTTATAACACCTCCTCAAATCTCCACGAATATCCTCCGGCAGTTTCTCTTTTACCATTACAACACTCGGAGATATTACCTATTGAAATTCCACATTTTCTTCCGATTTCAGAAAGACTATTCCAGATTTTGATAACAACACCATCCTTAATCTGCTCCACTTTCTTGTGCTTTTTCGAAGCAGCTTTGTAAGCTCTATTGGAATAATTATTGTTATACTTTCTATCGCACCATTCCAAATTTGTGTAATCAAAATTTGATGGATCAGTATCTTTATGATTAACTTCTGGAAGATTCTTTGGATTCGGCAAGAAAGCCATTGCTACAACTCTATGAACACTCATATTGTATTGCTTACCGTTCTTCCCCATTGTGACAAATGGATAACCGTTTCCTCTATCACAAGACTTTAAAACTCTTCCCTTCACCAGTCTTTTTCCTGTATTGCATTTTACATAGTGATCTGTGCTTCTTATTTCACCATGACAATTCACAATGTAAAGCCCCTCAAACCCGACTACATCTTTCCATAATATTGGTGTTGCCATTGCTATTCCTCCTTGTCATAAACCACATGTTTACTGCCCTCGATAATCAGCAAACTTGCAATATCTTTCATTGATAAGGTTGATTCGTTATAAATTTCAACCAGTGCATTGTAAGCGTCTGTTGAAACTTTCACGACAGGGTTATCCTTATCAGTTGCCGGTTGTTTCTTTCTCGCCGGAATACGGATTTCAAAATCACTCATAGCGCTCTCCTACTTAATCTGAATATTCTGAGAAGTTTTTAGTGAAATTCCCGGAAATTCTTTTCCGGCTTTCAATGCAGCTTTCAATCCGATTTTGTCAGGTGTAGGCTCTGCATATTTAAGGAACTCCTCAGGAACAGTTGCATTCGCTGAAATATCTACAGAATCACTTTTTCTGTAAGAAATTGATACCTTTGCAGTCTTAAATTTCTCACCATCCAGATATTTTGAAAGAAATTCTTTTAATGAAGCTGCTTTGTTCTCAGCAACTTTTTGACGTGCTGCAAGGTTATCTTTTTCTTCTTTTAAGGCTTTTGCATCTGACAGAAGATTTTTAATCCAACAACCGATACCCTCAATCTTCTGATCTCTTTCTATCTGAAGAGCAGAAAGCCTCTCAACATCAATGATTTCTCCTGTTTCCATGTCTACACAATCCATAATTGCGTTATCAATTTCGTACAATTTCATTATCTTTTCTCCTCTCTTTTAAAGAAACAATACAATGTATCCGTCTCATGACATTCGATATGATCCAGAGACATATCACAGTTTTCATAATCCAAAATGTGATCCCCTCTGGACTGAAGCTCTCTGAGCAATTCGTTAATACATCCTGCTATCTCCAGACTGGGAAAAAGCTTCATAATTGCTATCTGTTTACTCATTTGGACACTTCCCATCTCATCTATCAGAAGTTCCAACAAGAAAGCTTTGATTTTATTAAGCTTTTCACGACTTTCTTTCTCGTAAAATGGGTCAAAAGATACGTTTTGGTACAAATCCCACTCGAATTCGCCGTCGGGAAGGTCAACGTCTTCTTTTCTTTTAATTCCCCTTACGTTCAGACCGTAGCTTGAATAATCAAACGTAATACTAGCTGTCGGAACTTCGTTCACAACTCTTTTACAGAGTTCATAAATTTCATCAATCTCTTTCTCGAACATCTTCTCATCCTCCTTATTTCCTACTGCCAGTCTGCTTTCATCTGGCGTACCGCCCATGCTGCCGAGATACCGAAAAAGATGTTCAGCCAGATAGGCACATCCACATATTTCCCGGCAAGCATGCACACGGCGATCAACATATACTCTTTCATTTTATTTCATTTCTCCCACAATCCACGCAAGGTTGCTTGCTACCAGTGCGGCGACTGTCACAATCCATGCCGTGAACCATCTTTTTGACTTTTTCTTGCTTTCTTCGACAATTTCAGTCGCAAGTGCTACTTCGATGTCAGCCCATGTGAGCTGGCTTTCGTTTTTAATTTCACTCATATCTAGCTAATTTCTCCTTATTTTTTCTTATTTGTCTTTACAATTAGCAGATAGAGAACTATAATGTATCTATCCACTAAGGTGTTTTAGTGGTGCAAAGCTCCGGGGTGGAGGTGTCGTCTCCCTCCGGGGCACTCACTTATTGAGAGCCTCTTTGCCTTTCCAGACATGTCCAGTCACTTCATAGACTTTCCTAGGGCTTATGATGTATGTAATTCGTACACCGGAAAGGCTTTTTGCTGGCTTGTTATTCTGCACAGCCACTCCAATTGGCAGCCATCCGTACACAATCCCTGCTCGGATTGCTGTAATAGGAAGTCCGATCAGTTGGCTTGCATCGGCTACGGTCAGAATTTCTGACGAGAATTCCGGCATCTGTGGAATGCCTGATATGATTCTTGCAACCTCTGCAGCGAACTGATGAACTTCTGCATTTTCTTTGACGTAAAGGTTTACTTCTTCTGGGGTCATAATTATTCACCACTTTCTTTTTCTTTTACAAAATGCTTTTCCATCAGGTCGGCAATCATAAGGTACTCTTCCGCAATTTTGCCCTCTCTGGTATTTTTTACCTGTTCGCGGAACTCTGGAATTGTTCCTAAGAAACAACCGCAAGATACTCTGATCTGCTTATCTTCGCACTGAAAGAATGTAGTTGTACGGAACTGAGTGCCGAAACCATGAATGGTTGTATAGTCTGCATTGCCGGAGACCTCTGCATTGCCGGAGACCCTTGCATTGCCGTAGACCTCTGCATTGCCGTAGACCTCTGCATTGCCGGAGACCCTTGCATTGCCGTAGACCTCTACATTGCCGGAGACCCTTGCATTGCCGGAGACCCTTGCATCACCGGAGACCCTTGCATTGCCGGAGACCCTTGCATTGCCGTAGACCCATGCATTGCCGTAGACCTCTGCATCGCCGGAGACCCTTGCATTGCCGGAGACCCTTGCATCACCGGAGACCCTTGCATTGCCGTAGACCTCTGCATCGCCGGAGACCCATGCATTGCCGTAGACCTCTGCATCACCGGAGACCCTTGCATTGCCGGAGACCCTTGCATTGCCGGA